TATAGAACCGTCTAATGCCACACGAGCAATAGCTTCTAAGTCTTCAATGTCCATTTCACGAACAAGGTTTTGTGCATCAAGCTTTTCTTCTTCAGAGGCAATCTCTGCTTCAGCAAGCTTATTAGGGTCAAACTCTTCATACTCCTTGTTTAAATCAGGGTGATACAAAGAAAGAAACTGTTGCAACAACACTTGTTCTTTTGGAACCACAAGCTTACCATCCTTAAAGATGATTGCTGGTAATGTAACATCTCCGTACTGCTCATCCTCAAACACAGAAGTTTGATTAGACGCAAATCTTAGAGATCTTGTCATTGTTCCGTCAAAATATTGTAGTGGTTTATTTAAGTGGTGTCTAGAACGTAGAATAAAGTTAACTGGTGTTCTATTGCCTTTTAGGATATATATTCTATCCTTTACTTCCCATTGTGGCTGGGTAGCCGTTTTAGTTTTAGCCATTTTATTAAAATTAAATTAGATTAAAAAAAAGGGGGACAGGAATCCCATCCCCCTAATTAATATTACTTCATCAAGATAAAGTTGTTTGCTCCGTGAACACAAAGCGCTCTTTCACTCAAGAAGTGTACTTCCATAGCGTCTAAGTCGCTAGTCATTCCAGCATTACCAGCAGAACCAGTAATCCAAGACTTATACTTGCGATCTTCAGCTTCTGACTTGCGATACTTCACATGTAAGAAAGGACGTACAGCGTTTTTACCTAGAACTTGGTCGTAGATAGTAGTTGTACCTGCAGGCACTAACACACCGTCTACAGCAGAAGTTAAGGCTCCAGTTGTAGCGTCATTTAAGTATTTCCAGTCAGTTTTGTAGAAATCATATCCTAAGTTGAATCCTTTGAATCCAAGGCTGATTGCCATTTCTTCATCGTTGTCGAATAAACCGTAAGAGCTTGTAGAAGCACCGCTGTTATTTTGATCAGCTAATACTTTGTCAATCTCGAAAGATTTAGTTCTGTTAACGAAAAGAACATTCTCTTGGATCGCTCCTTCTTTGTCAAGAACTTTGATAAGCTCTTCTAAGTCAGTGCGAGCAGCAATTGAACCAGTAGCAATGTTTCCTCTGTTTTCGATTTCGTAGAATAAACCTTTTGTTCCTTTGTATCCAGCAGACTCAGCACCAGATCCAGAAGCAGCAGGCTCTCCTTCGATAAGAGATAATTCCATGTAATCTTCGAAACGTAGACGAGTTTCATGCTCTGATTTTAAGTACCATAGGTATCCAGTAGCACCGTTCTCAGTAGTCACCTCGATCCATCCGATCTGCGCCATATCAGAACCATTGACTTCATACTTGTCTTTGATGATGATAGGAGTAGTAGTTTGGATGTCTTTAGGAGCTTCTAAAGAACCACTCATTCCATTAGTTCCTTTCTTGAACTCAGAACCGAAAGCAAATACGCTAAGTCCAGTTGTTCCTACAGCAGCAGCTAAGTTTGCTCCAGAGTAAGAAGCAACAGTAAATGTGTTAGTAGTTACAGCTGTTACGATAGCTTTGTCTTGGTCAGTTCCGTCAGAAATGATTACTGTTTGGTTTAAGCGGAAAGGGTGTCCATTTGACGTGATAACATCAGCAGCTCTAGTTGCTCCAGAAACAGCCAAGTGAAGTCTTCCTTGCTCAGACCATTGAATTACATCAGATTGGAAGGGCATCTCAGCTCCTACCATTCTTAAAAAAGAAGATACAGAACGGTTACCGTACTTTTCGAACTCTGCTTCGTAAACATCAGGTAGATACTGAGAAGTAAACTCAATAGCTGACCCTAAATAGTTAGTCGATAATGTCGACTTTGATGGAGCTGGTGTTAACGCACCTTGTACTCCAGAAATAGTTACACTCATTTTAAAGTTTTTTTAGTGATTATTGTCGTTTTTTAATTTTAAACGAAAACGAATCATCACTTGAAACTGCTCTAAACTTTGTACCTGTACTGTCAGTCTTTATGTTTTCACGAACATTCATATCGATGTTCTTTGTTTCTTTGACTAACCCATCAGTTGCATCAGCTTTACCTTGTTCGTAAGCGAACTTAAATATTGCATCAGCATTCTGTGCAGCGTACAAAGCTTTGTGGTACGCATTAATATCTTTAACTACACCGTTTTCATCTAAATGTTGATTAAAGAAGTTGTTTATATCTGATTGAACTTCCTTAACCTTATTTACATCTGACGGCTTGTAGACTTGCTTCTTATCTCCAGCATTGAACTCAAAACCTTTGAACTCATTGGAAAAAAGATTGTTAGTCTTCTCCGTAAAGATACGAGATCGTTCCTCTTGAGCTTTTGTTTCTTGCTCAGATTGTTCTCTGTATTGATTATAAAAACTAAAAGCCTCCTTGTAGTTATCAGGAATCTCAGCATCTCTTGACTCAAGTGGTGCCTTGTATTTTTCCTTCAATCCTTCAAAGTAGCTTCTTGCCTTTGATAATTCTTCTTTATAAGCAATCTTTTTCTTTTTGATATCCTTTTCATCGTCAAGCTCAGCGTCATAGCTGTACTCTTCGTTAATTAAGAAATCAATCTCTTCAGCATCCAAGTGAGGTTTATCTTGTCGATAGTACTCACGAAGAACTGTAGTATCCTCTACCTGAGTCCAGTCTTGCTGCAGTTTTGCGTAATCATCAAATGAGCGTCCTGTCTCATTCTTATACTCCATAAACTTAGCAATGTCCTCTGGTATAGATTGCTCTTGTTTGTTTCCAGTATTTTTAAGAACGTCAATAGACTCAACCTCAAGGTTGTGCCTATCCTTTAAATAACTTAAGATGCTTGTATCGTCTAACTCTATAGGCTTTTCAACCTTTACGTCTTCTTGCACTTCTTGAACTTGCTCGCTGACGACTTCTTGCTCTTGCTGTGCAGCATCTTCTATTTTTACTTCAGTCTGTACCTCAGGTTCTTGTGTTTCCTGAACTTCAGGAGTCTCAGTAGCCTGTTCTTGTACTGGCTGTTGCTCTTCTTGTTTTGGCTCAATAGGATTACCTTCGTCATCCAAAGCCCTCACTTTCCATTCCATATGATTAAATTAAATTGAATTACAAAATTATAAAATTATTCAACGCCCACGATTCCCTCCATGCCAGATCCTAACAAGTCTTGACCATCGAAATCTATAGGATCTAAGTCCTGTTGTCTTTGTTGAATTAATTTAGATTGTTGAGTTGCTTGCTTCGCAGTTCTTTTATCTTTTCTGTCTTCTTTGTAAGCTTCCTTTTCTCTTTGTAGTTGTAGCTCTGTAGATTTGATTTGACTGTCAATACCTTTCTGCATTTTAATAAGCTCCATCTTATAGTAGAACTCTTGCTGCATTTTTTGCATATCAAGCTCAGCTTCAAGCTGTTTTATTTTAGCCTCAGCTTCCATTGTAGCTAAAGCTGTTTGCTGCTTGCCTTGTTCTGCAGCCATAGCCGCTTGTTGGTTTGCTTCAGCTTGTAACGCAATATTTTCTTGCTGACGTTTGTTGTCGAGTTTTTCTTTACGTCTTTTTCTAACCTTAAGTAGTTGTGAGGCTATCTTTACATTCTTAATGCTACGAATATCAATAGCATCATCTATATCGATTTTGCCAGCTGATAGAGAGGTCTGAATGTTTTGCTCAAGCATTTGCTTCTCTTCTTCATCAGGATGTAGCTCGATAAATATGCCGAAGTCATGTAAGTGTAGCTCACTAATCTCTTCCAGAATATCCACACTGTGTCTTCCTATGTTCTTGATGAAGTCCTCTTTCATATCAGAGTATTCTAATATGTCTGAGATTCTGTAGCTAACACACTCTGCCAATCTTTGTGTGGTAAACAGTCCTGATTTAAGAATGTGTCTTGTAGCTGTATTAGAGTTTAATGCTGCAAGCTTCTGAACTCCAACTAAAGCATTTGAGTCTGGCATAGAACCGTCTCTTGCTTCATTTAAGCCTGTCACGCCTCTCAATAAATTGAGATTGTAGTTATACATATTGATAAGAGATGAGATCTTAGCATTGGCTCCAGACGAGGTTAGCTCTTGCACTGGCACCTTACCATTATTAAACTCACCTTCTTCTGTATAGCTTCTTCCTATAACTGATCCTGTTTGGAAGTACAAGTTCAACGCTTCTTGCGGTGAGTAACTATTTCCGTTACCAAGATTAATAGAAGAAAGACCATCGATATCAATAAATACTCCATCTGGTATCATTTTAGCTGCTACTTGCTGTAACTTAAGATGTAATAGCTGTATCTGATCGGCAAATGGAATCATTCTTTTTACAAGAGAATCAATCTGACCTCTGTACATTTTTGGCGCACTGACAATAAATGGAGCGTATACCTTCTCCATCGAGCTTTTCGGACGCACCATGTTTTTCATCAGTTCCCACTTGAGGATTTTGTTTGTGCCTAATACAAGTACACCTTCGTACCATACATCAATTCTTTTAGAGAGTTTTTCAAAACGTGCTTGTTCTGTTTTTGGTGGGTTGAATTGATCGTCCTTTTTTAATACCTTCTCTCCTCCGTAGGCGTTTTTCTTTTTCTTGTATACGATATTCTTATCCGTCTTGTAACAGAAATACAGCAATGTAGCTGTGTTAAAATCAAAATTATCAGTCTTATACCCACCTCTCATACCTTGATATGCATCAAACTTAGAGGAAGACTTTGCAATTTCGTCAATCTCCTCTTGGCTCAATGATGGATCTATTTTCTTTAATTCAGTTATGTTTACATTTTTAACCTCACCAAAGTAATAGCAATCATCAAAGTATGGATCCTCTGTTGGACTGTATACTAAGTCTGCTGGGTCCACATATTCAGCACGAATACCTTCATGTCTGTTGAATGAATGTTTTACAGCAGATATTCCAAGAACAGTAGCATCTTCGTCTACTCTTCTTTTAACCAACTCGTAGTTGTTAAATTTTAATGTAGTTTCAATTGCCTTTTCTTCAGCAATTTCAATATCGTCTTTGTAGTCAATCTTCATGTGAAGATCAAGCTCATCGTCAGTCTCTGGTAACATATCAGGTTGGGTAGAAAACATATTCTTCCCTAACAATGCTCCAATCTCTTCAAAGTCTTCTTTGTTTCGCATCTCTGTCTGGATGCGGTTTTTATACATTGCCTTTTTGTTAGAAGATACTGGGTCTACTGCCTCAGCCTTAACGTCAAATAGTCTATTAGATATACCATTGACTACAATGTCAACAAACTTAGGTATAATAGGCACTGGTGTCCAATCTAAGTTTAGATATGAAATGTCACCATTTACAGCAAGCTCGTCTTTATACTTTCGTACAGACTGCTCACCCATAGCATAAGTTCTTAGTTTATGATATGTATCTCTATTGTTGTAGAATCTTGATTGTCCGCCTTCTTTTCTGAACCACTCTGATTCTATAGCACGCCCAACCATGAGCCCATATTCATTAGATGCCTTTTCAGCATCAGAAGCTAATTGATTTGGAAATCCTATAACGTATCTCCCAGAAGATCCTTGCATATTGTTACTTTATAATAGAGCTAACTATGCCGCCATTATTATACTTTGCAAAGTTAACATTTATTTCTATATTATTTTTCTGAGGCTTAACCACATACTTCTGGTTTGCCATGATTGCTAAACCTGAACTAACAGTAGCATCAAATTTGGTTCTTTTGTTTATATCGTAGTTTGCCCAATCGAGCAAAGTCCTTGTAAAATACATGTCTCCAGTGCCCTCATCACTAAATCCAACATTCTCTTCTATATAGCTTTCTATTGCTTCGGCATGAATGGAAATTACTGCTGGTGAGGATGGTATGCCTCCGAGTTCTTTTTCTGCTTTTGACAAGTCGTTTCTATGTTTGTCAGGTCTGTTTATACTCCACTTTCTATATCCTCTATTTTTTAAATGATATAGTAATCTTGGTTTATTGTTCTCTGCTAACACAGGCATTCCATAAAACACCATAGCCATAAGAACATCTTCATAAAAAAGTTCTGCCGTCTGTGGTCTGTATATATATTCTAAAAAGAATGAGTTTGATGGTCCATCAAGGTTTGGCTTTGTAAACCCATGAAGAGCTCCGTTAGATCCTCCACCCCCTACTGTTCCTGATATATCATAGGAGTCACAACCAAAAGAACCAATGTGTTCGTTTCCAGGATACTTAAATCCATTTTTGTTTATAACTCTATTCCTAAGCTCTCGTGGTGGTATCCAGCTCACATAGAATCTTCCGTGCTTCTCTGGAGTCCATATAACCTCTGAATCTTTCACTCCATTCTTCCAATGAAAAGAACCTCTCTGTACAACTCTTTGCCTTTGAAGCCCATCATTAAAGTCTATCTGCTCATATATTCTTGTGAGATTAAATAAACTATTCTTTGCCTCATCTCTAAATGCATGACCCTCTGTTCGAGGAAACTGTCTATAGAACTCGTTGAGTGCATCAGAATCGTTTTTAAGGCTCTCTACTTCATTTTCCCAGTAGTCAAGTACCCCTCCATCTATAACATCCCCATAAGGGTCTAAAATGGCTTTATTTGGCTTTCTGAATACTGGCTGTCCGTATTGATCTAAAAACCCCTCAAAGTTCCACTCCATAGGTATAAACAAAGAATACATTCCGCTTTTGGTTTGACCGTTAGCGTTTCTTTGTGTTACGTCAGAGTCGTTGTATAATTTTTTAAAGTTGTTACCACCTTTATCTAAAGCATTCGATGTGGACCCCATAAGGCATTTGCCAATAATCCTGCGTCCAAGTCTTAGTGTAGTTTTAGTGACACGCCAGTTGTTGAGGATATTATCGGGTTTTTCCCACTTTCCAGATTCATCATGGACAAGAAGTCGTAGCTTTTCACCATCGTAGGAGTTGTCTCCAGTGTTCTTCCAGTCGATTGTTGTATCGAGTCCAGTAAGTATTTCTTCATTTTCTGTGTCCGCAATAGATCTTCTGGTAAGCTTTGATGCAGGCACCCTATATGCCAGTTCTGTTTTTGGTCTATCCATACCGTCTTGAATGGGCTTGAAAAAGAAAGGATAGTTTGTTGATATTGGAACGACCTTGTCTGTGAACATTTTTTTGGCATCTGCACCACTCTTGGAAAGAATACCGAACCGAGCATCGGAGGTGACTGTAGCTTGATTGACTGTTTCTGCGCTAGACATGAATGAGAAACCAGACCGTCTGTTCTTAAGATAGCACATTCCGTATGACCTTTCATCCGCCTTGCATGCTTCCCAGAAGATAAAAAAGATTCTGTTCGATTCTCTGTACTCTGGATGTCCGACATCAATCTTTGTCCATTGGAGGTACATGTAATGAGTGCCAGTAATGTAAGTAGGAAAACCATTATTTTTAAACCAAAAACCATCCTCCCTTCTCTCGAACTCATTTTCAATGTAATCGACCCATGACTCTTTGAATGCATTCGGGTACTCATTCCACTGGAATATGGTCTTGATTTTCGTAAGTTCTCTTGGGTTTTCAAATGGCTCCCAATACTGTTCTGATTCTTTGGCACTCCTTTGATGTATTTTTTCAGGTTGCAAAGGTAATGCTATTTTTAGATTCTGTATCTCTACAACCTCTCCTATTTTACCAGATTTAGATATAACCACAACATCATGATCTTTGTTGTAGCCATAATTCCAAGCTTTGTTTTTGTTTAGCTTGTCTATCACTTTTGAATTAATATGAGATACAACCTTACATAGCTCAAGACTTTCGTCCTCGAGATTCTGCAAAGCTTTGGAATCCTTTATCTTTTCCTTTACTGTCCTTAGTCTGGTCTTCGCCATTTAGCTTTTCTCTTTCGTTCTCTATACGTTGCAGTATTGCAAATGCATCCTCTATAGCTAATCTTTTAGTTGCCGCAGCATTTTTTAATCTATCAGCAGCTAAATCGTCATCCTTGTGTCCTGTAATGATTTTTTCCTCAGCAACTTTTATAAGCTCATCCACAGCCTTTTCTCCTGCCGATATAACTCTTAATATTGTATCCTTAGTATTACTCATCAGTGTATGTATAAGTGAAACAATAATTTTCCCACGTTGATGTGGTGACCCAATACTCTTCCATTTAATTAAATTTAATACAAATATCGTTATGCTTCATTCTATAGAATCTTTCATCGTCTATAGTAAACTCGTACTCTGAGTTTCTTGTAAAGCCTACTTTCTCTCCTTTCTCAAAGATACTACTATGTTTTACAATTCCCACATGCTCCTCTTCTTTCTTGTCTGATCTATAAATTTCACTATCTTGATTATAATCGACAGGAGAAATAAAGCAATAGTCTTTTGTAGTTTTCCACCCTTCATCATCCTTATACATGTATATTCTTTCGGGACTAACTAAATACTCATCATCACGAAAGTATTCGTTACTCTTTCTTTTATTACCCTTCATGTCAAGGTAAGTTCTAAATACATTATGATGTACTACGACAATGCTACCCACAGGTACTTGTCCACCATTCGGCACCGCACACACAACTCCCAGCCTGTTCACAAAGGTTGCATCCTCCAAAGACGTGTTGACTACGAAGCTTTCTCCTGCTATTTTCTTTGTGTTGTTGTATTCCTTCCCGAGTGGTTTGATTAAATAATCCCATCTTGGTTTCATATTAAATTTATATTGTATTCAACTACTATTGGAATGTCCTTAAACTCTTTCCATTTTACAGACTCTTCGTTTTTCTTAACCCAAACGCTGAATCCTTCTTGTTCTTGAGCTATATCACTTATAACGTAAGACCCTCCTAAAACCTCTTGGTTTATTATATAATGCATGGCGTTCTTGTAATCTGCGCCTACTGAAATCTTTCTAATATAGTTCATTTTATTTAATTTTCTGTTGTTTATGCTATTGCTAAATAGATGTATGTTCCTCCTGATTGGTTAATAGAACCCCCAATTGCTGAGGTACTCATACTAAATCCTGTATCTGAAAAACTTATAGCAGTTGTAGAACCTCCATCAGATTCTGCATCTGAAGTATTTGGATATAATCTATATGAATAAGGATCGATAGTATCTCTTACAGAATCAAAAATAGTCCAATAATTAGCAGAATCAGTCCTTTTAATCATTACCCATCTTGGTCTGAATCCTGTAGTAACATTTAATCCTGACGAACCTGCACCTGTATAACTCCCCACCTTTTGATACCCATCTACTGAATGGAAGGCATACATTATATTTACGTTTCCACTAAAATAATTGGTAAGTTTTCCTATATTTATAACGCTTGATGTTGGTGCTAAATTATTAAAAAATGTTCCCGAACCATATCCCCAAGCAGATGGAGTTTTTGCTTCAGAATCTCGGTTTAACATAAAAGATTTTGTAGTACCTATATCTTTATGATATACCCACCAATGGTCGGCTGCATCCGTATCTTTAACAATCCACATTTCGGGTGCTTCATTTAATCCGTGCGGTACTTCTGCATTACCTGCTGTTCCTGTAAATTTAATTATACTGAATCCTGCAGCAGTATTTGCTCTTACATCCGCAGCTAATTGACTACCACTTGCTGAATAAGAAGTTGTAGTATCTGCTGCTTTCCAACACCAAGCAGCGTAGGTTTTTCCACTTTCGTTTACTTGAGCTCGACCATAAGTAGAATGTCCACCACTACCAACAGTAAATCCATTTGTATCAAAACTATCAACAGAACCATAATTATATGTGCCTTCTGCCCAAGTTCCGTCAGAACTAATATCTTTTAATGGACCCGCCCCCCTTATAACATCTTGAATGTGATGACTATATCCGTGATTGCGAGATTTAATCCAAACCAAATCAGGCTGGAATGCCATACCTAAAAAGTTTACGTTGGTAGGTGTTCCGTTGTAAACTATCGCTGCGGGGTCTGAATATGTTATTGATGTTGCGGTTCCATTATAGCTTCCCTGCTCGTCTGTTGCATCTCCATCTAATTTATAGTGGGCAACAAGATTTGCAGTTGGCACACTTGATTCATTGTATAAGTTAGTTAAATCTGAACCACTTAATGCTGAAGAGTATATTCTTACTTGGTCAATTTTGCCATTTAAATAACCACCTGCTGCAGCAATGCCCGCCCTACCAATTTTAAGCGTTGTATCTGAAGTTGTTGTTCCTCCTATTGTTGGGGTATAGCTATAACTATTATTATCAATTCTTATGGCAACATCATTACCCGAAACACCATCCCAAGTATAAGCAAAGAAATGCCAATTACCATCATTTAAACCACTACCAAGATCAAAACCTGAAGAAACAGTAAGAGTACCTCCAACTGCAAATATAAACCTAAGTACTCCTCCTGATAGCAAAGATATACTTACCCCATCTGAAGAACCTGAACCATTCAAACTTGCTAATATTACACCTGAAGTAGCGGTTGTATTAAACCAACCTGAATAACCCCAAGCTAAACTATGTCCTGATATTCCTGTATCAATAAAACTACTACTCCCATTAAACACCGCACTCTGTCCACTATCTATTCCTCCTGTTCCTGTATCATTTGCATCCTCATCTAACTGATATAAAGCAACACCTGAACCATCTCCGAATATATCCGTAGTTGATTTAGTACTACTTGCGTAGGTTTCTCCGTATAGAGTAGTTACTTCTGAAGAAGATAATGCTTTGTCAAAGATTCTTACTTGGTCTATTTTGCCTGAAAAATTACTGTAATATACATTTGAATACCTACCATTTGTTCCAATCCAATCACCATCATTTGTATATCCTGCTGTATAATTATCTGAATACGTTAGCGATACTTGACTTCCGTTTAAATAAAATGAAAAATCATCATCGGCTGTACCGCTCATAATTACTACTCCGTGATACCATTGATTTAGGTTTATTGTAGGATTGGCAACTCCCTGTCGCATATTATTAGGAGTGCCTGTAGTAAATTGTGATTGACCATTTTTCCATTTATATATTGTAACAGAATTAGTTGCGTCAGGGTCTATAGTAAATTGTAATTTTCCTCCTGAAATAAAAACAGTTCCTGTATTATTAGAATCTGTATTAAACCAAAACGAATAGGTTCTAATTTCTTCTCCTGTAAAAATAGAACTGTAATTTATTCTACTACTACTCCCATTAAAAGCAGCACCCTTTCTTATATACCCTGTTATCTTTTGTGTACCACCATTCCCTGTATAGGTTACAGTTTCAAAGTTTTGTAAAGA